TCGTTTAGTGTGTAAGCAAAATAGTTGCCACTTATTGGCGTTGCTTGACGGAGAACTAATCAAGGAGTTGGAGCCGGAAACACGAGCAGTGTACGAACCACTAGCATTTCTTGATGAGGCCATAAAGGTTAAGCTATTAAGTGTTACTGCTCCAAAATACTTCAAATGTGTCGGTGCTGGGAACACTTCTAAAACGTGCATTTGTTGCAGTGTGGGTTAAGCTTGAACCGCCAGTAAACGAACCTACTAGCACCTCTTACTCCAGCAAATGCTCCAGAATAAGAGCTTAAGTTGGTATATATTGCAAGGTGGCGATTATTTTGCGGGTCAGCATTATTATTCCTATTGCTATCCAAATGCTTCGAACTCCCATTTCCCACCAACCCAGTCTTCCTGTTGTAGTCAGCATCAGCGAAATTAAATGATGTCGGCGCCGTCCCAACCAGCGGCACCAGCGCCCCATTCAGTGTCCGCGCTCCAGCCAGGATGCAGCTTGCCTTGATGGCGCTCCAGATACCATCAGCCTTGCAGCCAATCACAAACGCGTTAATCGCATCCCGCACACCAGTTTCCAGCGGCTGGCCGTCTGCAGTTTCAACTAGCAGTGATATACGCCTGTGCGTCGCTGTCGTAGCCGCCGGCAGCCACTGCAAAGCGATATGGGTTGATATAAATAATACTCACGATTCAGCCCTCACCCATGCCAGTGACTCACGCTCGTCAGTGGCTGGGTTGTCTGCTAAAAACTGCCCGCTCTCTCCACGCGCCTGAGCAACTACCCATAGGTCACCGCTACTATCAACCCACTCCTGGCCCACCTCAGCTGCGGCAGGTTGCACGCCCCCGCCCAGTGCCGCAATAAACATCGCTGGCAGGTGACACCCAATCGCCAGTGCCCGCACATCCTGGAGTAGCTCAGCGCCTACCAGGCCCAGCCGGCGGAGTGACAACCAGGCCGCTCGGAAATCATCCACGTCACCGCCGCCAGATGCTGCTAGCAACGTGGCGGGCAGACTGATTGCCGCAGCGGGTGCCGTAGTCATCCCGCCGCCCAGCAGGGCATTGATCGCCGGGTGACTTAGCAGAATTCGCTTGAACGTGCGCCATTGAGCAGCAGGCGCTACCGGGGGCAAATCCTCTACACTCCAGCCCCATTGCCATTCACCCGCTGCCAGATCTACCGCGCGGGTCTCAATCACTCGTTGCGTTGCAGCGTCGGCATCAGGTCGCTCAGCCCTCACCACGCGCAGCACCACATACCTCGGATCAAGGCCATCAACGGGTTCCTCATCCCCTCGCGGATAGTTCCGCACCACCTCATTAATTAGATCGAACAGGACCAGCATCAGGACCTCCGCACGCTGAGCGTTACCTTCAATCCAGCGCCGGCCACTGTGCTGCCGATTTGGTCGATGTCAATACTGATCTCGGCATCATCCGCCAGGCTGTTGTCGGTGATCGTCGCAGCACTTGCAGCTGTCGTGCTACTGAACTCGGTAGCGTCGATCGAGAGCTTTGTGCCCAACACCGACGTTCCGCCTTCGTTGATGTCCACAATCAACGTGCTACCAGTTGGTGCTGTATTCACGCTCGCGCGCACTGCCAGCAATGTGGCAGCAAACGGCATTCGAAACCGCACCCGATTAGTGCCGGTTGTCAGTGCTGTGGTTTCATCGCTGCACGCCAGCACGATCGTGTCTGCATCACGCTGGTGGATGTGATCTTCCCTGGCGTAATCCGTGCTGCTGCCGATCGCTGCTGTTGCTCCTAGCGGTTGTGGTGCTGCATCGGCGGCAGCAATCCCGTCCAGCTTGGTCTTATCTGAGCTGGCGGCCCACCATGCGGCCACAGACTGGAACACCCGCTGGGCAGTAAACGCCCGTCTGGTTGTTGCAGTGCCAGCCTCTGCCTCCGCCTGGGTGATCGTGGTGGAGCTCCACTCCCGCGCATCTGTCCCCTGCGCTGCGGTGGCGTAGGCCGTCGCATCAGTGGTCGCTGCTGTGCCCAGCCCCAGCGTGGTGCGCTGTGCTGCAGCGTTCGCATCATCCAACAGCGCTTTGCCAGCCGTGGTGATGTCACCGCCGAGCGTGGTGGTGCCCACCGCCCCGGCGTCGATCGTCCATATTGCGCCGCTTGCCGACACCGTGATGTCGCCCTTATCGCCGTCGGTGATCCCGGTGCCGGCAGGGCCCTGGGGGCCTGTTGCGCCTGTTGCGCCGGCAGGTCCTGCTGGGCCGGTTGCGCCCGCAGCTCCCGTTGCGCCGGCAGGGCCAGTCGCCCCTACATCACCCTTGGCTGCAAGCAGCTGCCAGAACGTAGCGTTTGGCGGTGCCTGGTTTGTACTGTCTGCTATCGCAACATATGACGACCCGTTAAACGTGATCGCGTCAAATGTTGCCGCTGAATACGCAGTAGCTGAACTCCAAGTCCCGCGCCAGTTAGTTGATCCCCCGCTTGCACCGGTCGCGCCCGTTGCCCCTGCTGGGCCTTGCGGACCTGTCGCTCCAGTTGGTCCTGTCGGCCCTGCCGGACCTGCAGCGCCGGTCGCCCCGGTTGGTCCCGTTGCCCCAGCCGGGCCGGTGATTGCACTGAGTGCAACAAGATTCGTCCAGGTGCTGCCGCCAACCACGCGCCACTGCACATGGGTAGCACTGGTCTGGAGTTCAATATTCTGCCCCGTCGCGCCCGTTGCCCCAGTCGCACCAGCCGCGCCCGTGGCGCCAGCTGCACCCTGCGGCCCCGTGATCGCAGTTAACGCAATCAGATTGATCCACGTCGTATCACCTACATACCGCCACTGCACATGGGTAGCACTGGTCTGCAGCTGCACCTCCCGCCCATTCGCTCCAGTCGCTCCAGCCGCCCCTGCAGGGCCTGCTGGGCCAGGCGTCAGCGCTATGCCATCAATCGCACCATCCAGCGCCGACAGCGTGTCTCGCAGCTGCTGGCCACTAAACGGTAGCGAAGGGATCGTTGTCATACTCCCAACGTAATGAGCGTGTTCGCACTGATAATTGTGTTCGCGAAAATCAGGCTGATGCTGTCGGCGGGGGTGATCGGATCGGTTAGCACTTCAAGCAGCACGATCGACAGCAGCCCATCAGCCATGCGCATCGGCTCGTGACGCACCTTGTACGCTGCCCCACCAACACTCAGTTGATCGCCGTAGGTCAGATTGCCCAGTTCGCTGGTCTTTACCGTCAGCGCATTTTCAAGGCTCAGCACCTGTTCGTCCAGCACAATCTCCGACTTGCGGTCGAACATTCCAAATGTGCTCACCTGGCCAAACTGCACCGCAACGCGGCCAAGTCTTCGTGATGTGGCATCCCACATCCGCAGATGCAATCTGTCCCAGGGGTTGGCCATAGCCTCGCAAAAGAATTAGGCCCCGGTTGCCCAGGGCCAGAGCGGATTGGCTCGATCAGGTCACAGCGGTGGCGGTCTGGTTAGAAGCCGTTGGCATCAGCTTCACCCGCAGACTGCCGGCCACTGCGCCAGATGTCGCCACGTTTATGCCCACCAGGACGTTGGCAGTAGTGGAGGCGGTCGTAACCGTCTTCACGCCATCGCCGGCAAGCACGCAGTAGACCGGCAGGCCCAGCGTTGCAAATGCTTCGGTGCCCGTCTTGGGAATGTCGAACACGCCCTTGGTCCTAAGCTCGACCTGGACGCCGCTGGCAGCGGACGTAACAGCAATGCCACGGATGCGGCCCACCTGCACGAAGTCGCCAGAGGCAACAGCGGCAGGAGCCGTCACTGTGATGATGTCACCGTCTTGGATGTAGTTCTTCATTGGATCAATGCGAAGGAATCAGGGTGATCAGGAAGCCGCAGCAGCGCGGAAGAAGCCGCGATAGTCCTTAACGGCTGCGCCAAAATCAAAGCGGGCCAACAGCTCAACACCGTCAGGATCACGCTTCTCGTTGGTGGTCACCGTGGGGCCTTCCTCGCCGGCCAAATAGCCGTAGACGATCCCCTCGACAGAGCCAGGTGATGCGGCCAGGTACCAGGTGGTAGCAGAACCATCAAGCCGGGGCTCAACGATCAGCTCGATGCCAGCGCTCTGAACCGTCACAGGGCCGTTTTCGCCGGTCCTGGTGTTTGCCATGAAGCCATTCGGGAACAGGAACTGAAGTGCCGTGGCCTCCAGGTCTGTTGGCACCATCATGTAGCTGGGGGTCAGGTTGATCGTGTTACCAGCTAGGTCGGTCTGCTTACGCATTGCCTTTTTGGCAGCGTTCAGGCCGGCGGTGTTGATGGTCTGAGCCGAGCTGTTGTTGTGCGCTGCGTTGAACAGCGACAGGTTGTCGGTCGATGTGACGGCATTGCCGGTAATCAGCGCCCAAATGATGTTGCTCTCAAGGCGGCGGAAGCCACGGCCCATCATTTCAGGGACCCGCTCCAGCGCTGACAAGTCGTCGTTGATGATCGCCTGGCGGGTAACCGTGATCTTGCGGGCGTAAGTAGCAAGGCGCCAGGTGTGCTGGCCCTCCTGCAACGTGCCGGCTTTGTATTCGCCACCTTCGAGCAGTAGCTCGGGGGTGAGTGAACCAGCCACGATCAGATCGGCAGCCTGCTTGAAGTCGGGCAGATTCCGCTGACGTGCAAGCGGCCGCCAGGTGTGGGGCTCTTCCTCATAGGCAGCGTCCAGGGTCTTGCCGGCCAGGTTGGAGAACAGCAGCGGGAAATCGCTGCTGCTATGGAAACCACGGGTGACCAGCTCGGTCTTGGTCATGCCGCGGGTGTTAACGCCCCGGCTTTCCAGATACTGACGGGCCAGCTCGAGCAGGGTGTAGGAGCGATACTCGCGGCCCAGCTCGGCAGCTTCACCCTTGAGCACGCCAGGGCGCACGCGGGCCTCCAGTCCAGCGGAGATCCCGCGCAGCAGGGTGTCGCCAGAGTCGCGGGTGACCTCAACACGGGCAGGGTGGCCGAGGGCGGTAGGGCCATCCTCAGCGCGCACATCACCGCCCTCAAGGCGCAGACGCATCAGGCGCACGGCCTCGCGGCTGCACTCGGTGACGGTCTTGCCGGAGCGGATTAGCTCGTCGGTTTGCTCAGTGCTCAGGCCAGCATCTTGGCCGAGGCGTAGCAGGTCGCGCTCACGGCGTAGATCAGCGTTGGTGCGCTGCAGTTCAGTATCCACAGCGGGCACAGGTTCGGGGGGTGTGGTGGGGTCGAGAGCACGGGTGTTCTCGATAATTGCCGGATCGCCTCCGGCCGTGTTCAGTTGCTCAGGCATGGAGGGATTAGCAGTTGAATTGTTCGTTTCGGGTTGATCGCCACGCATTACCGCGTGAGTGTCTTGGCCGCGACTTACCAGGGAAACCAGGTTCGGCTCCCAATCGGTGGCGACCATCATTCCCCGCGCGCGATCTTCGACAGAGCGGTAGATGCGCGCATCAACCGAGAATCGAGCTGAACCAGTGCGCAACCGTGGCAGCGCAATGTCCATCGCAGCAGCGGGACCATCCACAACAACCTTGCCCACCAACTCGGTGACGCCTTGGTCGCTGCGCTGCAGAGTTAGATCCGTAACCGCACCCCAGACAGAATCTGAGCTGCGCTTGTGGTCATAATCAGCAGGCAGCGGACGTGTAGGCCACCGGATGGCTTCGCTGTTGTGAACTAGCTGGAAACCATCCCCAACGTCGGCGTCCGTCGAAATGACGATCGTGGCTGAACGAGTTGCCTCGTCCCAGCTATTGGGCGCCAACAGCGCCGCACGTTGGAGGTTCTGGGTGTCCATGTAATTAATCTATGGAGCTTCCACATCTGCATCCTCAACGGACACAGCCGGTTGACTGCTAGCGCCATCGACGCTCAGCGCCAGACCCTTGGCGCGAGCCTCCGCTATGTCCTGCTCAAGCTCTGCCATTACTTCCGCTGGGATGTAGCCCAGCGAGCGCTGCACTTCGCTGAGGCTCATGAATCCAGCTTTCACGCCATCAATCAGCGAAGCAATTTCTTTGGCAGGGTCGATCAACTCGCGCCGTGGTGGCGTCCAGATCATCCGCCGCGGGCCGCGTACCTGGGCCAGCCTGGCCGCATCGTTGAACCAACGGTGCACAGGGTCCATCACCTGCGGGATTGTCAGGTTCCACCGCCATGCTGCAATCTGCCGGTGAAATTCGATCCAGCCCATACGGCCAGAGCTGAAATTCACGTCTGACAGAATCCCCGTCAGCGCTTCGAAGGTAATCCCGTAGCCCGCCGCGACAGCGTGGAGGTGGTACTTCTGATGCTCGACATAATCCGGCGCTACCGGCGGGTTAGCGAATGTAATCTGCTTGCCGTCCGGCAGTATCTCAATGGCACCCGGCTCTAGCGTTTCGGTCAGCGCTGCCACTGATGCTGATTCGCCGGGCTCATTCGAGTACACGAACGCAGTGAAACACGCGGCGATCTTTGCTTTCAGCAGCATCGCCTGCGCGATGTCGTCAATGTCCCGTAAGTGCAGCAGCACCGCCGAACCGAACGGCACCCCGATCGCTTGGCCGGGGCGGTTCACCTCATAGGTGTGCAGGATTTCGCTGGCCGGCACGAAATCGCTCTGGATCTTTACCCCGTTCCATTCCGTCTCGCCAGGGTGCGTATGCCTGATGTAGTAACCCTCAAGCCGGCCCTCGCGGTCGTATTGCTTGCCGAACTTGATTCTGCTGCCATCGTCCCTGCTGAAATCCAACATGTCCGGCTCCAGCACCTGCAGCCTCAACGGCACCAGGCCCTGGTCAATCATTCGCTCATCAACCTGCCGGCGGATTAGGCAGCTGCCACGCACCGCCGTGGTGCGAGCAATCAACGCCTGCAGTCCGTACCAGTTCAGTTTGCCCGCGTGGTCGCAATCGATCGTGTCGGCCCAGTCGTTCCATGCCTGGTCGTAGCGCTTGCTGCCGCCAACTGGTGAGCCGATGATCCCATCACCCACCCAGTTATTGGTGATCACCCGCACAGCACGATTGGCCCAGGGGTTGGAATCCACTAGGTCTTGATGCCGCCGTGTCAGCAGGCTCCATGCCGTGCGGATGTCAGCATTCGGCCCACCGTTGCGGGTGTACCAGTTCTCGGTACGCCTTGATTCCTTGGCTGACTCAAAAGCTCGCAGGTGGGTGACGGCTAGCTCCTTCTGCGCAGACTTCAGCGCCAGCTCCAGCTGATCGCGCGTGGGTTTCTTGCTGGCCATCAATCTCTCCTGAAGCTGGCGTAATGCCGGCGACGGCCAGCACCAGCAGCGCCTAGCTCTTCCTCCATGACGGACTTGAGCTTCATCATTTCGCTGAGGCTCCGATATTCAACCCTCCGGCCATTGCTCATCACCACGGTCACACCTTCGGCGATAGCAGCCACCAGATCTTCATACTGTTGCTGCGTAAACGCCATAGGGGCACCTCCTGTCTCAGGCTACGGAGACGATCGAGTTAGCCAGCTGCCTTTCTTGCGCTCGATAGTGGCGACGCCTGGGGCCCCGGCTAACTGCGCCTCCAGTTGGTCCCACATTGTCTGGCGGTTGTAGCGGCGCTTAAGCAGCTCGAGCATCGCCAGGCAGTACACCTTCAGGTCGAGCGGTTCATTTCGTGCGCCGCTCGGCTTCACCCACTCCAGCACCTGAAACCCTTTCACGTATCGCGGTTGCAGCCGCTCGCACGTCAGGCCCTGCAGGTAGTCGTCCGTGGTTGCATCGTCGAAGTGGATATGGCCGGGTCCTGGTTCCTCAACCTTCAACCGGCTGTAGATCGTCCGCTTCAGTGCGTGCGTTCCCACCATGTACAGCGTCACGCCGTTTTTCACCACCCGCCCCCTGAAGTTCACATCCTGTTTCGTGCCCTTGCCCAGCACTGGTGCGTTTCGCTGGCTGCTGCCCTTGATCGCTACAACGCCATCCTTTGCGTACTGCCGGCAATACTCATAACCCTCATTGGTGTAGTGCCCGCCGGTATCGACCGCGCAGTGCATCACCTTCATTGTGCCGCCATCCTCGCGCGGCCAGGCCACCTCACGGATCGTTGTCACCTGCTCCCACACATGATCCTGCCCAGGGTCGCCTTCGATCTTCTGGTGCCAGATCCGCCACGCTTCATCACCGCGGCCATAACCCCAAACCGAAACCTCTAGCCAGCTGTCCTGTGTATCCACCGCCATCAGTAGCGCCAGCGTGCCGGCCGGGCAGGTGCCGTGGCCATAGCTGCCCACACGGGCCATCAGGCCGTCGGCTGACACCTTTGACAAGGCCTCGTCTTCCCAGGCTTCGGCTGCGCGCTTGTTGACCCAGCCCTTCAGCAGCAGAGGGTCGCCCTTGGCTCGAAGGAACTCATCACGGATCTTCTCCCAGCTCAGCCAGCCATAGGGCGCGTACCATCCCGGAAGGTGAAAGCCTGCTGTCTCCCCGTCACCCTTCGCCGTAGCTCGCCACACTCCGCCGGCCAGCATGGTGGTCTTGTGGTGCTGAGCTACTCGCTCGCCGCACGCTGGGCACTGACACCAGACCTCGCCATCCGGCCTGTCCCACACCATGTGCTCACGCCAGCGGAGCACCTCCAGCGCGCCACAGCACGGCATCAACGCATGACGCAGCCGCCGATCGCTGCGCTGCTCAAACTCCCACGTAATCCGGCAGGCGCCGCGGGTGCCAGGGGTGCTGGTAATCAGTCCCTTGCGGTCTGGAAAGTTGGTTTGGCGCGCCTCGGCGTTCTCCAGCGGGTCGCCCTTGTCATCCATCTCTAGAGGCATGGACGACACCTCGTCAGCCCACACGTTCTGCGCTGGCATCCCCTGCGCTGCGCTGCCGCTGTTGCCGCCGATGATCGACAGCAGCATGTCCCCTCGAACTCCTTCAGGAACATGGCGTTGGCTGCGTCCCTGCTTTTGCTACTCAGCGACTTGGCCGCTACCGCTGGCGTATCAGTGAACAGTGGAGCCAGCCTTTGCCTGATCTGACGTTTTCGCAAAGCTCTCGGTGGGAAACATCGCCAGGAATGGCGCAGGGTCCATCGCAATAGTTCGACCCAACCAATTAAGGCCAACCTCCGTTTTTCCCGTTTGGCTGCCAAAGATCAACACCACCCGCTTGATTTGCTTTTCCCTTGGGCTCAATAGGTCCATCGGTTCCCGCAGGTACGGCACTCGATCAGTGCGCCACAGGCCTGGTTCTGAGCTGCTGCGCCTTGTCAGTTGGCGCTCAGCGTCGGCCCACTCGCTGACGGTCAGATCTAGCGGCGGTTGCAGCGCTGCAATGAACGCATCCCGGTAAAGCACCGCACCGTCAGGCATTGGCTAGCCCTCGCAGTGCGGAGTAGATCTCGCCCTCCAGTAGCGCCCGGATTGCGTCGGTGTCCTGCATCGTGGCCAGCGCTGCCGCGTTTCGGCTGGCAATGGGCATCAGCAGATCTCGCACCTGGCGAGCAAGACGAGAGGCTTCCCTCACCACCTCATAGTTGGGCACCAGCTCGCCCCGCTCCTTGAGCGCCTCTAACCTCGCTACCTCGGCGTCGTAGTGCGCCTTCCGCTCGCGGCTTATGTCTATCCCTGGGATCTGATCCTCTGGCAGCCCCATGATCAGCGTCTTTAACGCCTCGGGTGTCACCCCGGAAACCTCGGCTGCAGTGATCGCTGGTGCCTCGCCAGGCTCAGTGCTCAGCCCGCGCTGATCGCGTTGCCGCGCCTCATCAGATACCCGCTCTGATCCGTTGCGCCTTGTGTTTCGATCCCACAGCTCCAGTGCTTTGTCGCGGTCAAGCATCCGCTTGCCGTTGCGCTCCACAATCGCTTCCTTGATCCGCGATTTGCACGCAGTCGTTACCGCTGCGGCCGAAACGCCTTTGAGTCGCGAAAAGTCCCGAAAGCCGATCAGCACTTAAACCAGCTTTTAAACGGTTAAATTCAGCGTACGGACTGCTTAAATGCTGGGCTGGGGTAGGGGTTTTTCTAGTCAGAGCCTAGGGTCTGGATTTAAGCGTTTCTCAATAGTCCCGCTAAAAATTTTACGTAGCTCGAAACACT